ATACCGCAGAATTTCTGCGGTAGCAACATAGTCTTTGCGAGTCATCACGATTTTACTCCGTCACACTCTACGACATCAAAGACATCAAATTTTACCAAATCATTTTCGGGCAATTGGTAAAGAATTTTATTGAGAGCAAATACGGCTTCCAAATCCGTTTCTGCCTCAGTAATAAAAGATATTAGAACATTTTTTTTCATTAGTCATTTTCCTTTTCAAATAGAGAGCCGTCATAGTGAGATGTTGGATTACAGTCGCAAGGCTCAATGTTGTAATCCTCAGCACCGCCATAGAAAAGCCAACCTTTTCCGTAGCAAGTATCGCAGTCAAAAGCGAGAGTATGAATTGTTTTCATTTTTAGTTTTCCTTTCGTGTTGTTGTTGGTTGAATTGTAGCATTAGCCACCGACAAAATTGCCGTGAGGTTATTATTGCGCTTTTCTTTGATTTCCGCTAAGCGTTGAGCGTTGATAAAATCTCTAAAGTCTTTGAGATCCATTTTAGTTTTCCTTTCGTTTTGTTTAGTTAGATTATAGTGGAAGGGTCTGACATTATAAGTCAGACACCTTGACGGCGATAGTCGCCCATTCTGATTTTATAGAATTCGCAACACGATAACGAATTGCGTAGGCTTGGTAATCTGTACCTGCCCAGACATCATCACGCTTTTCTGCGTGTGTAATTTCGCCACCGAAAAATCGGCGGGCTAGAGATGAAGGGCGATAAAATTGCCCAACTAGTAAATCCTCAATAGAGTAAGTTTTCATTTAGTTTTCCTTTCTTAGAAATCTGATTATAGCATTGGGGTCTGACATTTTCCCTAGTTAGGGAGAATGTCTGTTCCGTAGTAATCTACGGCTTCGGCAATTCGCATCATGCCTTTATAATCATTACAACGAGGGCAGATAGCGTTCCACCCGTCTGTTGTGAATGAACAAAATACGCAGATTTTATCGGTGACACAAAATCCGTTTTCTGCTAGAAATTCAATGGTATTCATTTAGTTTTCCTTTCTTTATTTTTACTCTTTGAGTTTATCATGGCGGACTGACATTTTTCAACTTACTAGCGAGTAATTTCATATTTTGAGACGCTCAGCTTTGTGATAAAAATCACACAAAAAAATTTGACCAGACAATTTTTTCGGGCGTGTCGCAAATTTCCAGCGTTTTCTGAAATCGGACGTAACGGACAAATCGCCCGCACAATCGTTGCGGGCAGCGATCAGCTTTGTCAAACTGACACGCCGCATTTATTTATTTTTTATGTTTCTTGTATTTCTACTGAAACATTGTCTGCCATATATGGCAAGAAAGATTCAATGGCGTTGATTACATCTTGCGCCACAAACTCATTGGACTGAAACTTAGCAACTAGAATGAAATCCATTTGCTTATCTCCTAACTTCGTGAAGTCTGATTACTGAAGCAAACTTCGTTTTACCTAAACGGACACGCTCACCTGTGAAGCAGTTGAAGCAGTAGAGCCCTTCGTGGGCTAGTTCGCAAATCTGACAAGTCCTAACTTTAGGAGTGTCTAATCTACGCACTTTTATTTCAACATTTTTGTAATCGGCTAACGCCCATTCTAAATCTAACTTTTCTGAAGTAGTAGCATTTTCTAGCGGAACCCAGCCAGCACCATTTTCATTCATTCTAAATATTTCTAGTGTAGCCATATTAGCCACCTTCCTTACTTTCTAATACCGAGATTCTAGCACACCAAACCGACATTTCCTAATCGAATATCGGGATAAATAGGACATTTTGAAAAATATTTTTGTGATAAACATCACATCGATTTCCAGGGATTTCCACAATCTGGCGTAAATCTGTGGATAACCGCCCACAAAGACTGCGGGCAGCTACCGCCTTTGTCAAGGCGACACGCCGTTAGGTTAGTGTGATATATGCCACACAGAAGCCTAAGCCTACGCATAGGGCTAGCAGGGCGGCGGCATGGAGTAGGTGTATCATTTAGCACACCTCTCGCATGGTTCTATTGTATAGTCATGACGATCACCGACATATACTATTTTTCTTCCGTAGCACATAGAGCATTTCATCTTAGACCGCCGTTTCCAATTCTTCAAGAGCCTCATCTTCTAATTCTAGCATTTCTTCTAGAGAAACATCAATAGGGTTTATTTCTTCATCATCATAGTATTCAACCTCATAGCCGTGTTGAATACTCTCATACTTGTATGAGTTATCTGTTCTATCAAACGAATACATTTATTTACTTACCTTTCTTAGTTATACTGACTGACTGAGGTTACTGTAAGAGTTGCCTCTTTGTCAAGTTTCTGAATTTCTTTTAGAAACTCTAGAGCCTCATCTGAGGTAGAGAAACTAGGCACCGCTAGAACTCTTGTCTTCTTACCATTCCAAATTGCTGTTTCTATCTTCATTTTATTTTCTATCCTTTTCGTTAGTTGTTTATTTTGTTATGTCGTTAGACTATCACCTATGACCGACATTATCAAGGCGACACGCCGTTAGGCGTGTGTGACCTTAGTCACGCTCTACGGCTAAGGTTCTCCACTCATCACGCCCGCCATTGACAGGACGGACACGGACGGCATACGCATCAGCGTTCTCATACCAGACATTAGCACGAGGCTCAGCGTCCTCGATAATACCTTGAATTGAGCGGCTACGATAAGCCTTACCGATAAGGAGAGATTGAATTGAAGTTATATTCGCTGACATATTTTATGTCCTTTCTTTAGTTTCTAATAATGGAATACTATCAGGTGTTGCCGACAATTTCAAGACGACACGCCGTCGGAGGCGTGTGAGTTACCTCACACTAACTAGCGAAGTGTTCTAGATAACACATTGAGCAGATAACCTGCCCTTGACTATTTTCACGGGTATATTTTCTTTCTAATTCGCATATGTAACAGACTTTCATTTTCTGTCCTTTCTTTATCTAATAATAAAATACTATCAGAGGGGTCTGACAAATTCAATTGGACAAAGTTAGTAATTCGGACATTTTGTAAATTAGTTTTGTGATATAACTCACAAATAGAAGAATTATGGGCGCACTATCGGACAAAACGGACATGCCTATATATGTGTATCATACATAATAAAAATATATTAACATTTTTATATATCTAAAATTATAGTCGACTAAGAATATTTTTATGATCTATTGACTTGGTAATTTTTTGCGTGGTACCATTAGCATGGTTTGTGGGGGCTTACACTGATTACTCATATGTACCAGGTGTCATAGCTTTCTCCTATTCTCAACATTGTAGCAATTTTTTCAATGGGGGGAAAGGGGGGCTTTCCTAAAAATCTATATCCCCAGGTATCACTATATATAATATATATACATATAAAGTAGTCGACTAGAATATAAATGATATACTAATAACATGAAATTCATTTTCACAATAACAAGCATAGCTCTGGTTACTTGTATATGTGGGCTAATACTTAGCCTATATTTACAAAATAACCTGGGCCTATAGCTTAATCTGGTGAAAGCAATTGTCTTATATACAATCGAGTATCGGTTCAAATCCGATTAGGCCTACAAAAAGCGGGGGAATCAGAGATCTACCCTCTGGTCTAAATATCCCATGCTAGAGAAAAGACTTCTAATGGGGTTTATAGACCTTGGGACAAATAACTCCACATATGGAGTACCAAATGAGATTCTTCTAGTCCAAGAGGCTCTCAAAGCCTTTATTGACTACATTGAATCTAAATTGTCAGAATGTGCTCAAGTAGAGTATAATGAAGATAGAATATGTGACCTAACTTGGAAACATGATGATTGTAAAGTATTGATGGATATTTTATTCGATTTAACCCTAGAGGAGAAATATCGTACATGGAAGTAATATCTCTATTATTGGTTTTATTTGTATTTGGTCATGTTATATATCAGATAGTTAAGGGTACGGATAAATGGTATGATTGATCTCTTCTACTTCCGCCGCACTTTTCGCACTTTTTCACTAATTGGAGCAATATATGAAATATGATTCTCTTTATTTCTTGCATGTCCCAAAAACTGGCGGCAGGTACTTTTTTAAATCAGTAGTTCGTCCTATACATGATAAAAACCCAAACATTAAAGAGATGTATACCCCAAAAGAATTTGCGGATAAAGACAAAGAATTAATACAGGTAGTACACAGAGGCTGGATTCCAGATATTACGGATAATACTTATATTGCTTCTATTTTAAGAGATCCTATCAAGAGGGCAGTTAGTCATTACGTATACACTATAGCTAATAGAATTGGTTCAGTAGATGATGACGGGCAAGAAAAAAAGATAGTTCATTTAGACAAGAATCTTTTTATGGAAACCATAGAGAGATCTCCGAAATGGCATAATTATTCAAGTAAAAACTTTTTGTATGATATGTCTAATTATAAAGACTTTGTATCTTTATCGGACAACGATAAACTTTTAGACAGAAATACTATAGACACTCTTTTTAGTAGAGTAAAAAGAACTAATTTTTTGATGAAAACTGAAACTTTTAAAAAAGTAGATATTTCTGATATATCTAAAAAGATATCCAACGACCTTTCAGTAGATAATATTTTTTATGTAGACCAGACAAGGTATATAATCCAGTCTTCTAATATTTTATACAACTCCCTAAATGAGTCAGACAAAAAGTCTTTGACTAAATGTTTTGAGTTAGATTATGAGATATATAATGATGACAGTCTGTTTTGGTCCCCTAATTAGAAATGGTATAATATAAATATGGAATTTATAGAGCTGACAAAAGACGTTCTTCTAGTCAAGAATTCAGTAGAAGACCCTCAAAAACTTTACGAGATATTGAAGAAGTCTAAGACTGAAGATGTAAACTTTTTTGGACCCTGGTCAGATTGGAAGCCTTGGGGTTACTATTCTAAAGCATACCCTAGACAAGAAGCTGGGTGGAGAGATTGCCCATCTGAGGGCGGATATTTTATAAGAGAGTGTATTAAGTCTTTTTTTGCTGCATTAAAGTATTATAAAGAAAATTGCTTAAATGAAGAATACTTTAAACTGTGGGGCGAAGACCCAAATATACCAACATCTTGGGAAGAATTGATAGATGCCCCTGGATTCTCAAATATGGATACTTCTAAATTTAAAAATCCTCACCGTTGGGAATACGGAGATTTTTTGATTGCAGAATCAACAAATACAAATCCAAGTCAAGCTTTATCTATGGAGTTTCACAAAGATAGAAGATTATGGCTTACAGGCTCTCCTGCATTTTTTAATTATAATGTTTATATTAACGATGACTACGAAGGTGGAGAAATTCAGTTTATAGACGTTGATTCAGCAGAGCGATCCACATATATAGATGAGTATGGAAACGAAAAAGAATGCTGGATGATAGATGATCCAGTAATATATAAGATGGAAGCTGGAGATGGCTTACTTTTTAGAACTGATCATCCACACTCAGTATTTCCAATAAAGGGCAATAAATATTATGTAAGGCATTTCTTAACTGCCCCAACTCCAAAAGAGTTTAGAAGATTAAGGTCAGAGCTATCAGAAGAAGATTTTGCTAAAGCCGTAGCTGAAATTGAAAAAGATGGTTTTGAAAATAAGCAGTGGCATGGAAGACTATTTGCTACAAAAGAAGAGATAGATTCAGCAGGTCATCCAAGAGAGCATAAATATGTTCTAAAATCAGGTAATAAGAATTTGGTTTCATATCCAAATAGATTTTCTTATTCTGAAGATGAAAGTCCTACTCCAGTCTATGCAACAGATCATCTGTATGATTTTAATCCCAGAAAAGAAGCAAGAATAATATATCCAAACTAGTTAATATATACGGTTTGTATAAGTCCTTTAATTTTGTCTGGCAAAAAATTTATCCAAGAGCTTTCCTCTACAGCATAAATGTTTAGCAAAAGAATATAGTCATTTTCATCAGTAGAAGAGTATTTTGTTCTATGCTTATAGCTATTTTTTAAATCAAAAAATATTGCAGAGTTTTCATCATCATCAAAAATATACTCATCGATACACAAGGCCCAGTCTTTTACATGTTTTGTAATTGTAAGAGTTAGGGATATGGTATATGGTAAGTTATCTTTTGATGATTTTAATGTAGGTATATTTTTATCAACTATTTGGTATTTAACCATCTCTGTAGCAATAATATTGCTTTTAACTTGAATATTTTTAAATATAGATTTTTGTATTTTTTCTAACAGATCTTTTGTCAAAACTATTTGCTTAGCATACTTGCTATGTTTAGGATTATAATCATCACTAGTAAATGAATTAGATAAATTTTCTATATAGTTTTTTAAATAATTAAAAGATTCATTTTCTAAAAAATTATTTATATGAATTGGTTTCATTTTTTAATTTAAAAAGTCGCTTGAGTATGCATCTTTAGTAGAATGAGTATCCACTAACATTGTAGTGCCAGTACTTACAGTACTTCTATGTTCTTCGCTATAAACTATACCATCCCAATCTTGAGTAACATCTTTTGGGCTAACGCCATTTAGCCATTTTTGTACCGAGAAGAAAATAGATCCTCCAGGACCGAATATGCCGCCATGCATACTGTCGGGTCTTACTCTTATAAAATTTCCTCTATTAGGAGCTACTTCATCACCTTTTACATCTAACAATTTCCAATCTTCTGTCTCTAACTTACCATTAAGATAAAAATTTATTTTTCCACCAGAGTAAACTTCAAAGCTATCCATGTTAGGATGCTTATGCTCTGGAATTATTGTATCTGGCTCAATAATTATTAATTGAACTTGAAATGGGCCACTCCTATACCAAGTAATAGATGTTGTTGTCTTGTCTCCAAATTTTGTATATGTAATAGGATTATTGAATGGAACTCTTCCTATAGATGGCCCAGATATTAAAAACCAATGTAAAAAATCTTCGAGGGAGTCTTCATTTTTCCACTCTTTTTTATTAAGCATTCTATTTCCTATTTTTAAATATTTTAAATAAATAAAACTTTATTTTTATTTTAATTTTTACAAAAAAGTTTTCTATGTTATTTTCTATTTTGCCACCATTGTTAGCATAGCCTTCATTTTGAAAATAAGGGCTTCTCATCATTTTGCTAAAGTGGTCTCTTGTCATGTATATATTATATCAAAAACCCGACTAGAGGCGGATCTAGTCGGGTTTCCTGCACCGAGGTGCATATATAGGGAGACATTGCCTCAACCTATACTACTTTATAAACTCAGGAAAATTTTCTAAAAGGGTATCTAAGACATTTTCCATGCATGTCCTTATGCTATCTGACATCTGCTCAACTACCAAATTAGCTTGTTGTTCTTCCATGCCATTTTTTATAGCAAGATCAATATTTGCTTGTTTGAAAGATGCAGACATGGCATGGATAACTAGGTCTCTATTCATTAGCGTCTTCCGATCTATAAGAGGGGGAAGGTCCGAGTAAGTAACCTTCTTTATGATATTCTATCATTTTATTTACTTTTTCGATATCCTCTGGATTTTTAGAGCTGTTTAAAGCTAGTAGAGTAAGGATATCATATATTCTATGTAGCATAATATAATTTACCATAGGCAAATTATTCTCTAACGAATCCTTATTTTCTTCAACCATTATTTATTTTTCATCTCATTTATAATCTCATCTACAGAATCAATTCCCTTTTCTTTAAGCGATTCTAGATATTTTATAAAAATGTTTAAAACTCTTTCGCCTATTAACATAGTGTTCATGTGGATACAAGGTATACTCCCAGCAACACTTTTTCTTAATTCTAAATTAAAATTACTTTCTTGCATTATCAACCCTCATTTTTATTTTATTATATAAAGACAATCCAATATTATTTTTATATTTACAAGACAGACAATACAGATAGATATTATCATTATTATCCATATTAACAGAAACAGGACTTTGGTCTAAAGGACATTCAATCTTTTCTACCAAGCCCTGCTCTGCTAAACTTAGATATTTAGATACATATTGTATCTTCAACTATCTTTCCATCCTTTACTGATTAGGAAATTCAGCTAACCATTTGTTAACTGCTCCATTTTTAATGGATGACCATGAACTCCAGTCATTTCCGCCCTGGGTCATGTGATACGTTATCTCTGCATTAATTACAGGATCAAACAAAAGTATGTTTGACCTTAATTCGAATTTCTCTTTACGATCAATGCCGAGTTCTCCCAACATATTAATCTGAAAAATTCCATAGGAACTGTCTCCAGTTTTCCTGTTACCGTTGTAAGCCATAGGCCTTGCATTGGATTCTGACTTAGCAACAGCCCAAGCCGTTTTAAGGGCTTTTCCTTCAAAGCCTACAGCCCATAATAACTCTTTAAGTTCTTTGTCTGTAAGCATCTCAGAAGGCTTGTAAACAGCGTTGCTGTATCGTTCTAAGGTTTCTTTCTTTAGTTGTTTTTCATTTTTAGCAATTAATTTTGGATCGACTAGTTCTAGTTTAACCTCATTATTTGCTTCCAAAGCGTTTGTTGCGGTTGGTCCTGGCTGAACACCAAATAAAAATAGTAGTAATACTGTTATTGATGTCCAATTATGAGCAACTTCACTAACTCTTTGTTTTATTTTCTCCATAGGCATTTCCTCCTTTAGAGATAACGAACTATAATAATAGCATTGTATTGGTAAATATGTCAAGCTAGTCGACTAGAAAAAAATAATTAAAAGTCTTTTTTTATTAAAAAAAGTTTGATAAACTTAGACTCTTATTATATAAATTTATTGCTGTAAAAGGCGGAAAAGGTGCTATATGTCAAAAGTTATTGAAAACCCATACGAAAATTTTATTGCATTATCAAGATATGCAAGGTGGATGCCAGAAGAAAATCGTCGTGAGACATGGGCAGAGACTGTAGATAGATATTTTGATTTCATGTTAAATCATTTATCTAAAAACTTTAACTATTTCCCAGATGAAAAAGTATTAAATGAATTAAAAGAAGCCGTTTATAGCAGAAGTGTAATGCCATCAATGAGAGCAGTAATGACTGCAGGTGCTGCTCTTGACAGAGACCATGTTGCAGGATACAACTGTTCATTTGTACCAGTAGACTCACCAAGATCATTTGATGAAACAATGTATATTTTAATGTGTGGAACTGGTGTTGGTTTCTCTGTTGAATATAAGTATGTCAATAAACTTCCTGCCGTCCCAGAATCATTTGAGAAGTCGACTACTGTAATTGTTGTTGAAGATTCAAAGAATGGATGGGCAAAAGCTTATCGTGAACTTCTTGCAATGCTTTGGGCAGGACAAGTTCCAGCAATTGATGTTTCTAAGCTTCGTCCAGCAGGTGCACGTCTTAAGACAATGGGTGGACGCTCTTCTGGACCGCAGCCACTTATTAACCTTTTTGATTTCACAATTTCAAAGTTTAAATCAGCAGCAGGACGCCAATTGAAACCTATTGAAGCACACGATATAATGTGTAAGATTGGCGAAGTTGTAGTTGTCGGCGGTGTCCGTAGATCTGCAATGATTTCACTATCAAATATCAACGATATTGAAATGGCAGCAGCAAAATCAGGAAACTGGTGGGAACACAATACACAACGAGCTTTATCAAATAATTCAGTTGCATATTCTCGCAAACCAGAAATGGAGCAGTTTATTGCGGAGTGGAAAAATCTATATGACTCAAAATCAGGAGAGCGTGGCATTTATAATGTGGCGGCTGCTCAAAAGCAGGCAGCACGATGGGGACGTAGAGACCCTGAAATCCATTACGGAACCAACCCCTGTTCAGAAATCATCCTCAGACCTTATCAATTTTGTAACCTGTCTGAAGTTGTAATTCGTGAAAACGATACGCCTAAAACAGTTGCTGAAAAGGTTAGACTAGCAACAGTTCTTGGAACTTGGCAATCAACACTTACAGACTTTAAGTATCTTCGTAAAATTTGGAAAGATAACACAGAAGAAGAGCGACTACTTGGAGTTTCACTAACTGGTCAGTTTGGTAACAAGTTTTTTTCTGGAAAAGAGAACCTAGATGAACTTGCAAAGACTTTAGAAGGCCTTCGTGATTATGCTAGAGAGACAAATAAAGCAGAAGCAGAAAAGATCGGCATCAATGAATCTGCCGCAATCACATGTGTTAAGCCATCTGGGACAGTATCGCAGTTGGTAGGTGTATCTTCTGGCATGCATGCATGGCATTCAGACTACTATATCCGCACAGTTCGTGGAGATAAAAAAGAT